TCAGGTACATCAGGATCAAACGGATCTAATGGTTCATCAGGTACAAGTGGTTCTTCAGGTACATCAGGTTCAAATGGATCTAATGGTTCTTCAGGAACTTCAGGATCTAATGGTTCAAATGGTTCATCAGGTACATCAGTTACAGTAGCAGTAGGAAGCACTACAACAGGTGCTCCAAACACTGCAGCATCAGTAGTTAATGGTGGAACAGCTACAGCATTAGAATTAGAATTTACAATTCCTAGAGGTGCTAACGGCTCTTCAGGTACATCAGGATCAAATGGATCTAATGGTTCTTCAGGTACATCAGGATCTAACGGATCAAACGGTTCTTCAGGTACAAGTGGTTCTTCAGGTACATCAGGATCTAATGGTTCAAATGGTTCATCAGGTACGTCAGGATCAAATGGTTCAAATGGTTCATCAGGTACAAGTGGTTCTTCAGGTACATCAGGATCTAACGGATCAAACGGTTCTTCAGGAACTTCAGGTTCAAACGGGTCTAACGGTTCATCAGGTACATCAGGATCTTCAGGAACTTCAGGTTCAAACGGATCAAACGGTTCTTCAGGAACTTCAGGATCTAATGGTTCAAATGGTTCATCAGGTACATCAGGATCTAATGGTTCTTCAGGTACATCAGGATCTAACGGTTCAAATGGTTCATCAGGTACATCAGGATCAAACGGATCTAACGGTTCATCAGGTACAAGTGGTTCTTCAGGTACTTCAGGTTCAAATGGTTCAAATGGTTCATCAGGTACATCAGGTTCAAATGGATCTAATGGTTCTTCAGGAACTTCAGGATCTAATGGTTCAAATGGTTCATCAGGTACATCAGGATCTTCAGGAACTTCAGGTTCAAATGGATCAAACGGTTCTTCAGGTACATCAGGATCTAATGGTTCAAACGGTTCTTCAGGAACTTCAGGAACAAATGGTACAAATGGTACAAATGGTTCAAATGGTTCATCAGGTACATCAGGATCTAATGGATCTAATGGTTCAAATGGTTCATCAGGTACATCAGGAACAGCTACTATATCAGGAACAACAAATAATGGTGTATTAACATTAAATGGTTCTTCACCAAATGTAACAGTAGAATCTGAATTAACATATGATGGAACAAGATTATATATTAATGGTGCTTTAGGAGTTGGAACAAGTACACCATCAACTACAGGTTTAATTAGAGCTACTAATGATGTTGTTGCTTATTATTCATCAGATAAAAGATTAAAAACTAATATTGTACCAATACATAATGCTTTAGAAAGTGTAGGTAAATTAAAAGGTATTTATTTTGATTGGATTCCTAAACAAGGAATACATGAAAATGAAGGACATGATATAGGTGTAATAGCACAAGAAGTAGAAAAAATATTCCCAGAAATAGTTGAAACAAGAGATAATGGTTATAAAGCAGTTAAATACGATAGATTAGTAGCCGTATTAATTCAAGCTATTAATGAACTAAAAACTGAGGTTAATGAATTAAAAAAGAGATAAATGTCAATTGTAAATTTAAGTTTTTTAAATATATCTACAAATATAGGAGGTGATGGATGGTGGCCTTTTAATGAAGAAATTAAAAGTTTATCTTATTTTTCTAATGTAATTGGTATTTCTCCAGGTTTACCTACTTTTAGTTCAGAGGTAACTTCAACAGCAATAAGTACCTTAAAATTAAACCCTATTCTTTACAATGCACAAGGAACATTATATCCTGGTGGACATGGTAGTGCAAGAAGTATGTCATCATCTGGTTGGAATTTAGGTAACATAAATAATATGTTTTTTATTGTATATGCAGGATCTTATAGAGTTATAAATTGGTGTGATTCAACAACTATTTATAAAAATGGATCTTCACAAGGAACAGTATCAACTGCAGGAACTGTAACTACTTTAAGCTCTTTAAGTATTGGAGATAGAATAGAATGTAATAAACCATTTACTTTGTATTATAATGGACTCCCAGGATTATACGGTGCTTACGCTGGATTTTCAGGCTATTCATTTGCTACTAGAAATGATAGAGAGTCAACTACAAATGGAAATAAATTTTATGTATTTTGTACAGATAATAATACAGATGCTAATTTTGTTCAAATTCGTCATACTAATACATCAAATTCAAATGTAACTTCTTTATCGTCAACTGATTTAGATGAAGAATGGGGTGGTGTTTATGAAACTTTTAATATAAGTATGGCTGATAATGATGGAGCATATTTTGCAGTTTCTGACGTTATGTTTTGTGCTTGGAGAGGTAGATCAACTGGGTCATCATTATATGATTCTATTCCAATGTTTCCTTTAACACCAGAACCAAAATATGGTTGGTATTCAAATGGAGGACATATATTAGCAGGTGCTGGACCTTATCAATTTAGAGACGGATCAACTTCAAATTATGCAATGAAAACACGTACTAACTCAACTACAACATCAGAATTTTCATTAACAACAGGTGTAGAAAGATGGGCAAGAAATGACTCTAACACAGGAGCAAACAGTGCAGCTAAATTTGCAGGATCTCCAGCAGTAACTTATCCATCACCAACAGGATCAAATGCTCAAGGTCCTATCTTTGCAGCTGAATCACAAGGTGATGGTGATGGAACTGAAATGACCCCTCATGTAGGAGTTAGAGCTGCAGGATCCTATCATTGTAATCCTGGAGGTGGTAACTGGCAAGCACATATAGCACATGGAACAGGAAGTGAAGGGGCAGCAGTAGTTCAAAGATTTAATTCGGATAGACAATTTGTTGAATCTTTTAGTGTTGGTAATTCATCAAATGGTTATACTAATACAACAGCACATCCATGGGCCTCTTGCCGTTTTACTAATTTAAACGCTGGAGATGTTTTTGTTTCTACAGGTGCAAATAATGGTGGTGGATCAACAATGGCATGGGCTGATATGGATAGTAGTGATGATGATGAAACATATTTAGTTGCCGGTGATGATATGGATGGTTTTTCATTTACTTCATATACAATGTTTTATGATGAAGAAGAAAGTAGTGGTTTAGCTACATCTGCTGCTAATGCATGTAATTTAGAAGATGTTAGTACAACAGTTTATAGCCCTTCAACATCAGTACAAGTAGGAATGGTAATTTATCTTCAAAATACTAATGTTTTATCTCCATTAGTTACATTTGGTGGAGGATTAGGAAGAGCAGAAGGTGGATTTGCAAAAATAGTCTCTGGAAGATCATCTATTGCTGTAGAATTTGAAGATACAGCTAATGGTAGAATTAAATCTGTTTCCACTTGTGTATCAGATAGAAGACTTAAGAAAAATATCACAAAAGTAGGCACATCACCTTCAGGAATTAACATTTATAAATTTGAATATATTGATTCTAAATTATATGGTGGAGGAGTATTTGAAGGAGTAATGGCACAAGAAGTACCTAAGGCATCAATTTTAGGTAAAAATGGGTATTATTCTGTGGATTATTCTAAACTAGATGTTACATTTAAACGAATAAATGATTCTTTAGTAGGTTAATATGTACACTTTTTTAAACGACAAAATTCTAGATGAAGAAGGTCGAGAAATAATGATGGATTGGGAAACTAACTTAATGCAAGAGCATGCTAAAGTAGTTACTGAAAATGGAGGTGATATATTAGAAATAGGATTTGGGATGGGTATTTGTTCTAATTTTATACAAGAAGCAAATATAAATACTCATACTATAATTGAAATTAATGATCAAATTTTTAAAAAATTATTAAAATGGGCTAAGGATAAACCTAATGTAATACCTATTAAAGGTGATTGGTTTGATAGTATTCCAAATAAAAAATATAATGGTATTATGTTTGATACTTGGATGGAAAAAAATTGGCACCACTTTTTACCTAAAATAAAATCTTCATTAAATAAAAATGGTATAGTTACTTGGTATAACCCAAATAATAAAGATGCAGTAGAATATAATTGTAATAATTTAAAATGGGGTACTTTAATAATTAAAGAAATTAATGTAAACCCACCAAAAGATATGCAATATAAATACTTTAGTAAAAAAATATATTATGTACCTAAATTAATATTATAATTATTATACTATAAGGAATTTTCCAATATGTATAACAAAATAAATCGAATGATTAAGAAAAAACAAGTTTTAGAAAAAGATGAAATTAGTAAAATTCAGGAGTTAAAAGAAAGGTTAAATACAATTACAGAAATTTCAGGTGTTGTAGAAGTACAAAATTATAACATACAAATAAAAAAAGAACAATTGAAGTTAAGTTTACAAGGTTTACAGCAAGAAGAAGCTGCTTTAGCTAAAAAGTTAGAGGAAAAATATGGACCTGGTACTATTTCACTAGAAAATGGTGAATTTTTACCGAGTAAATAAACTTTTGAAAAAATTTAGTATATTTATCATAAAAATAACATAAAATGGCAGAAACATTAATTTCCCCAGGAGTATTAGCAAGAGAAAATGATCAATCTCAAGTAACTTCTCAACCAGTTCAAGCAGGAGCTTGTATTGTTGGACCAACTGTTTTAGGTAGTGTAAACATTCCTAAATTAGTAACAAGTTACTCAGAATATTTAGCAAATTTTGGTAGTACATTTACAAGTGGATCAGACGAATACACATATTTTACATCAATTTCAGCATATAATTACTTTCAAAATGGTGGTACATCATTAATAGTAAATAGAGTAGCTTCAGGGTCATGGACTCCAGCATCTTCTTCAAAAATAGAAAATGACGTAACAAGTACAGAATTAAGACCATCTCCTTACAATTTTACAGGATCAGCAGGAACAACAGGTAGATTTGGTACTGCAGCTACAGCAACAGCAGTAGCTAGTACAAAAGATGGAGGAGCTTCTACAGCTACATTTGATGTAGTAAGAAATACTGCAATGGGTAGGTTTACTAGTGATGCTGCCGCAAAGAATTTAAAAACATCTATTCAACCTACTCCGGGTACATTAGCCCCAGTAACGTCAATAAATTCACCTTATACAGTTGCTTTAACTGGTGGATCAGCTGGTTTAGGAGCTACTGCAACAGTAGTAATTGCAAATAATGATTATGATGATGCTGGTTCAACAGTAACAATTGCTGCACCAGGTAGTGGATATGTTGATGCTGAAACGATTACAATTGCAGCAGGTTCCTTAGGAACAGGTATGTTTAAATTATCAGGAATTACAACAAATATAGATAATTCAACTCTTACTGGTGTTTTAGCACCAGCTACAACTAATACAGCAGTATTTTCTTATGGAAATGCCGGTGGTGGTACTGGTACATTAGCTACATTTGATGTAACAACAATTAAAGCTGGAACATTAGCCCCAGTATCAACACAAACTACAGGATTATCAGGTGCTGCAATAGCAGCAGGTGCTTATGGTTTTAGTGAAACAAGTACAGCAATTACAATTTTAGATTCAATGACTAATGTTTCTAATGCTGCTGGTGGAACAGTTACATTAAGAACTGATGGTGCAGGATCAATAATTAATATTGACGTAGCAACTGGTGCTTCAACAGGATATACAAACGTAACTGGAACAATTACTTTACTTCAATCAGAAATAGTTGCTGCTGGTATTACATTAACAGGAGGAGGATCAGCAGGAACTGGTGGATCATTAGTAATTACTTTAACTAATGATAATATTAATACAATAGTAGGAACAGTTACTCCAACAGCAAGAGGAGGAAATTATGCTGCTAGTGATACAATTACATTTGCTGGAACTGCTATAGGATTAACTGGAGGAGATGCTGTACTTACAATACAAGCGGGTGATTTAGATACTTCCCCAGCAATTTCATTTGCAGCAGCTGGACCATTAACAGCAGGTACTTTACAAACAAATTCTAATTTATTAATTGAACCAGTTTCTATAGTATTAAATACTCAAGGATCTACTACATTTACAATAGCAGAAGATATTGAAATAGCAAATAATGCAACTATTGGTTCACCAGCAGATGCAATAGATATAAATTTAACAGATAATGATTTAGTAGATGATCAAGCTTTTGAATTAGAAACATTATCTGATGGAACTATAATGAATACTGGTGATGCTACAGGAGCAAATGGAACATTAACTGGTGGAACTAGTAATAATATTAGATGGGAAATACAAGGTACAAATACATCTACTGGAACATTTAGTTTAGTAATTAGACAAGGTAATGACACACAAACAGCTAAAAGAGTATTAGAAATATTCCCTAATGTATCATTAGATCCAAAATCATCTAATTATATAGAAAGAATAGTAGGTAACATGACAAAAGTATTTAATGGAGCTGGATCAACAGACCCATTTATAAGTACAGTTGGAAATTACCCAGTATCTTCAAGATATGTAAGAGTAAAATCAGTAAAATATAAAACTCCAGATTATTTTGATAATAATGGAACAGCAAATCCAGCGTATGCTACTTTCCTACCAGATAGTGGCCAAAGTGGATCATTTGGTGGTGCTGATGGAGCATTATTCTCTAAAACAGGATTCCCAGCATATACTCAAGCTAGATATTATGATGCAATAATAGATGATAATTCACAAGGTATGACTGGAACAGAAGCAGCAACATATACAGATGCATTTAATTTATTAGCAAATAAAGATGATTATCAATATAATATTATTTCTGCACCTGGTTTATATTTTGCATCTTCAACTTGGGCAACTCCAATGAATACGTTATTATCAAATACACAAGGAAGAGGAGATGCTATAGCAGTTATAGATTTAGTTAATTATTCAGGAGGAACAGTAAATACAGCAATTGGACAAGCAAAAGATATTGATAATTCATATGCTGCTGCTTATTGGCCTTGGGTTCAATTAAATGACCCAGATTCAAGACAGTTAGTGTGGGCAGTACCATCAGCGGTTATTCCTGGTGTATACGCGTTTAATGACAGAACAAGTGAGGCTTGGTTCGCACCTGCTGGAATCAATAGAGGTGGCTTAAGTACGGTAGTACAAGCGCAAAGAAAATTAACTCAATCAAATAGAGATACTTTATATACAGGTAAAGTAAACCCAATAGCTACATTCCCAGGAAGAGGAGTTGTAGTATTTGGACAGAAAACTTTACAATCAACAGCAAGTGCTTTAGATAGAATAAATGTTAGAAGATTATTAATAGCATTAAAATCATTTATTGTACAGATTGCTGATAATTTAGTATTTGAACAAAATACAGCTGCAACAAGAAACAATTTCTTAGCGCAAGTAAATCCATACTTAGAATCAGTACAACAAAGACAAGGTTTATTTGCCTTTAAAGTACAAATGGATGCTGCAAATAATGGACCAGATGTAGTTGATAGAAACCAAATGGTAGGTGCGATATTTATCCAACCAACTAGAACTGCTGAATTCATTTACTTAGATTTCAACATTTTACCAACTGGAGCTGAATTTCCATCATAAGAAGTATAAAATATAATATGTATAATAAAATAAAATAATAATAAAATGGCAGTAGTAAATCCAAACGAAATGTTTTTCACAGCTTTTGAACCAAAAGTTGCCAATAGATTTATAATGTATGTAGATGGTATACCATCATACATGATTAAAGAAGTTGGTGAAATTAAGGTAGAGCAAGGTGAAATTGTACTTAATCACATTAATACTTATAGAAAAGTAAAAGGTAAAGCTAAATGGGCTGATGTGTCTATGACATTATATGACCCAATTAC